TTAGTAGGACAAATATTCATCCAACCAACTAGAACGGCTGAATTTATATACTTAGATTTCAACATTCAACCAACAGGAGCAACTTTTGATGGTGCAGGAGGCGGAGCAGGATATTAAAAAACTAAAGAATTAAATATTTATAATAAGAAATAAACAATAAAACATGGCAGTATTAGATCCCAATGAAATATTTTTTACAGCGTTTGAACCCAAACAAAAGAATAGGTTTATCCTATATGTAGACGGGATTCCATCTTACCAAATTAAAGGAGTGGGTGCTGTAACACTAGAACAAGGAGTAGTTACTTTAAACCACATTAATGTAGAAAGAAAAATTAAAGGTAAATCAAGATGGTCAGACATTTCAATGACATTATTTGATCCAATTACACCATCAGGTGCACAAGCAGTAATGGAATGGGTAAGATTACACCATGAATCAGTAACTGGTAGAGATGGTTATTCTGATTTTTATAAAAAAGATGTAACAATAGATGTTTTAGGACCAGTAGGAGATATAGTTTCAGAATGGATTCTAAAAGGAGCATTTATTACAAATTCAAACTTCGGTGATTTTAATTGGGATACCGAAAATGAAGCACAAAATATTGAATTAACACTATCAATTGATTATGCAGTGTTAAATTTCTAAGAATTTTTCCACACCACAACCTGAAGGGAGTTTGGCTATGTCAAGCTCCTTTTTTACATTGGTATTTATAATAAAGTTTTATAAATTAAGATTATGGCAGAATTTAAATTCCCTACTGAAGAAGTAGAATTACCATCAAAAGGTTTAGTATATCCTAAAGATAATCCCTTATCTAGTGGCAAAATTGAAATGAAATATATGACCGCTAGGGAAGAAGATATTTTAACTAATCAAAACTATATTAAACAAGGAATAGTAATAGATAAACTATTAAAATCTTTAATTGTATCTAAAGTAAATTATGATGATTTAATCGTAGGAGACAAAAATGCAGTATTAATAGCAGCTCGTATTTTGGGATACGGAAAAGATTATGATTTTCAATATAAAGGAGAGGAAGTAACTATAGATTTAACTGAACTAGAAACTCAATATTTAGATGAATCTACTATGATAGATGGAAAAAATGAATTTGCATACACTTTACCTCACACCAATACAGCTATTACCTATAAACTTTTAACTAATAGGGATGAGAAAAAAATTGAAGCTGAAATTAAAGGTCTTAAAAAAATAAATAAACAAGCATCTCCTGAATTGTCTACTAGGTTAAAATTTATGATTACTTCTGTAAATGGGGAAACTGAAAATAAAACAATTAGAGAATTTGTAGATAATTATATGTTAGCAAGAGACTCCAGATCATTTAGAGAACATATAAAAAATACTCAACCTGACATTCAAATGAAATTTACCTTTACAGGTGAAAGTGGCACCGAGGAGGATGCTACAATACCAATGACTGCCGGGTTTTTTTGGCCTGACCTCTGAATATCGTAAGAGTTTATTTGTAATTTTACATCAAATTATCTTTTATGGAGGTAATTATGATTATCATACTGTTTATAATATGCCAATATGGCTAAGAAAATTTACATATAAGCAAATAGTAGATTTTAAACAAAAAGAACAGGAAGAAATTAAAAAAGCCTCTGGTAAACCTAATAGTACTTCCGTAAACATGGGAGATTCTGTTATACCTGAACATATGAAGGAGGCTTTAACTAATAAATCTCGTAAACCCACTTATACTACTAAGACATCTAAAAAATAATATTTATTAATATTTATGATAAACATAAATTAGATGGCTATTTCCCAAGAAGAATTAGATAGACAAAAACAATTTAACCAAGAAAAGGATAAAGAAAAATCTTTAGAACAAGAATTAATTGAAATTCTCCAAAAAAGATCGGGTATTACTTCTGAAGCCGTTAATGATCAACAAGATATAGCTAATGTTTTAAGAGATCAGGCTAAACAATTAAAATTCCAAAATGCCGAAAGGAGCCTTTTAAATAAGGCATCAAGAGAGCTTACTAAAATAGCTCAAAAAAATTATACAATAGGTAGTGAAGAATTAGGAACTCTTAAGGGTTTAAAAACTCTATCCCAGGATAGAACTTCTATAGAAAAAAATATTACTATATTAAAACAACAACAAGAAAAATTTTCTAAATCTCAATCCAAATTAGATAACGATATAGCAAGAAGTATTGGGATGCAAGTTAAAGAGGCTATTAAATTAAACCAAGAACTTGAAACAATTGAAAAGGTATCTAATCAAGTTGCTAAAAATTTTGGTGTAAGAACTTTTGGAGCCCTATCAGATATAACAAAAGCAATTCCTGGACTTTCTAGATTTTCAACTCCTTTTAATGATGCTGCCGAAGCTGCTAGAAAGGCAGCTACTACCAATTTTAAATTAGAAAAATTTGAAGAATTAAAAAAAGAAGGAAAGGGAATAAAGGAGGCCATGGATGAGGCTGGGGTTAGTGCAGAAGATGTTGAATTAGGAAGTGTATCTCCATTTTTAGAGGGAATAAAATCTTTAGGAGCATCCCTATCTAAAGCATTAGGTCCCCTAGCTTTAATATCAAATCTATTCAATATTATGAAAGGTGTAGATAGGGAAGCGGGAGAATTTGCTAAAAATATGGGCATTTCATATAATGAATCCCTTGCTTTAAGAGGTGAAATGAATAAAGTATCATTAGCTAATAAAGATATTTTAATAACTTCTAAAGAACTTATAAAAGCTCAAAGCGAATTAAATGAATTTTTTGGTCAATCCGTAGCTTTTTCTGGTGAAATAGCCTCAGAATTTGCTTCTATACAAAAAAGAACTGGTTTATCAACTAAGGCATTAGGAATATTTACTAGAACAGCTATGGAATCAGGTCTAGCCACTGAAGATGTTTTAGTTAATATTGAAAAAACAAGATTAGAACAAAATAATTTAAATAAGTTATCGTTATCTAGTAAACAAATACAGGAGGGTATAGCTGAGGCATCTAATGCTTTTCAATTATCTGTAGGGAAAAGTGTAATTGAATTAACTAAAGCATTTTTTGCATCCAAACAGTTAGGAGCTTCATTTCAACAATTAGAAGGTTTAGCTGATAATTTATTAGATTTTGAAAGCTCCATACAATCAGAACTTCAGGCCGAATTACTTACTGGTAAACAATTAAATTTGGAAAAGGCAAGACAAGCAGCTTTAGATAATGATTTAGCTACTTTAGCAACTGAAATAAAAAATCAAGTTGGTAGTGCTGCCGAATTTGGTGAGATGAATAGAATTCAACAAGAAGCTATAGCCAAATCCATTGGGATGCAAAGAGGTGAATTAGCTGATGTTTTAATGGAACAAGAAAATATAAATGCTCTTCAAGGTATATTTGGAAGTGGAGTTGAAAGTCTTTCAGATGCTCAAAAAGAATATAATAAATTAAAATCAGAGGGCAGACTTACGGAAGAACAAACAAATGCCTTAGCGGAAAAGGGATTAGCAGATCAAATGGCAACGGCATCAGTTGCAGCAAGATTTGAGGCAACAATGATGAGAGTACAGGAAGTATTTATAGGTTTCGCTGAACCTATTTTAGGTATAGTAGATGGTATAGCATCTATGGTGGGGGGGGCTGAAAAATTAGCTTCTATTTTGATAGGAGTGGGTGCTACTTTTGCAAGCATAAAAGCTATAAATATGGTATTAGCTACTTTAGGAAAAGCTCAAATAGGAGTTCAATCTACTTTAGCTGCTATAGCAGGTACTAAAGCAGCAGGTGAAATAGCAGCAGCTTCAGCTCTTACTTTAGGGTTAGGTATAGCCGCCGTTATTGGGGGTATAATAGCTGGTGTAGCTGCTTTTAAATCATCTAAGACAAAAGCAGGAAATGATATTATATCTAGTGCTACCAGTATGACGGGTTATGGAGATAGAATGTTATTAGGACCAGAGGGGGCAATTTCATTAAATAATAAGGATACAGTAGTAGCAGGAACAGATTTATTTAAAGCTGATGATATGACCTTATCTCCTGAGGGTACTAATACTGTTGTAAATAATCAAGATAATACAGCTTTAATATCCAAAGTGGATCAACTTATAGCAGTAAATGAAAGAATATTAGCTAAATCATCTGTAATAGAAATGAATGGAAACCAAGTAGGACAAGAAATTAACACCTCAGAACGAGCAATTCAATAATTTTAATATTTATAATAAAAAATAATAATTATGGCACTATTAGATAAATTAAGAACACAGGGATCTGTTTTTTCAGGATTAGATGGAACAACCCCATCAATTGAAAATAAGAAACAATCTAAATTACATAATGAGTATTCTATTAATGGACAATCTAACATCCCAAATAGACCTACTCCTTCTACTTTAGATTTAAACGGAGTAACTCCCGCAACATATAGAGATAGAGCACCCGAAGGGGCATCATTTTAATGGCATTAATAAACCTAGTAACCAATCTTAAATCTTTAAAATTTGGTAAGGATAGGTTTGGTGGGGGTGACAGTGGGCAACCATTTATTAAAACTCCCATTGATGATGATCCAAGTGGCCAATCATTAGATAAAGATTTCCTTTTAAGAGGTGGATTAAGTACTCCTCTTAGAGCAGGGTTAGATACTGAAAGATTAACTAGATATTTTACAAATTTAAAATCCCCAAGTGGATTTTTATTTGTAGCTAAACAAAATTTACTTTCCCAAACAGCAGTAAGAACCCAAGCTAGTTTACGTGGTCCTAATGAAGGTGTTTATACTCCACTATCTACATTAGCTCAATCATTGGGCGGATATACGGGTTTACATGCTTTTAAACAAGGTTTAAACCCATTTGAAGGTGTAAGAACTTATAGTGATGCTATAAGCCCAGATACACCCTCTATTACTCCATCTATAGTATCTATAGAAAATAATAGATTAATAAATTTATATGATGAACATGTAGGTAGATTTTCATCTACTACTTTATTATCCTATCAGGGAGGACCCAATTCTGTATTAGGAGTAGGTTTTACTGACATACCCTTTGCTACAGATAATAGAGGTGCTACATTAAAGGTTTTAGGTAATGATCCTATAACTCCATCTTTTATTAGAAATCAAACAGGATTAAGGGGATCAGATACTGATAGATCTAAAATTAATGAAGAATTTAGACTTCCCATAGGAGTAACTGAACAATACAGATTAATAAATGGAGGGGGCATATCCAATATAGGAGAAAATTACACTTATGATTCTCAAACTGGAGGAATTTTAGCTAGAATTAGCGGGGAAAATGGGATAACTTGGGAACCTACCGAAACAGTTTCCGTTTATAAAAATGATGGTTTAACTCCTATATCTAATATAGAAACATATCAAATAGGTTTAAAAAATTCTACTACAGATAGATCAAAAATTAATGAAGAATTTAGACTTCCTTTAGGTGCATCTACCCAATATTCTAATATTGTGGGGGGTTTTGTATTTGATGAAATTGAAGGAACTGTAGATGTAGGTACAAATACTGGTGGGGGATTAGCATCCATAACAAGTTTAGGAACAGTATGGCAAAATAGATTTTTAACATCCGTTTATTCAGAAAATACTTTA